CTAATTTTTAAAATTTACTTTATTTAATTTATTCATCATATCTTTTGCCATCCGATCAGTTACGTGTGTGTATATCTCTAGGGTAGTTTTATAGTCTGAGTGTCCTACACGCTCTTGTATAGCTTTTAGGTTAATCCCTAATTGTGCAAGTGTGGATATATGCGTGTGACGTAATGTGTGCGTTGTAACACGTTTCTTTATTGAACTAATCTCAGTAGCTTCTTTAATAATGCTATTTACTTTGTTTAAGTCTATAGGGCTACCAGCTGTATTTGTAAATATGTACCCTCTATCAATAAAATCTTCATTCCACTGGTTTTCTTTCTTATTATCCAAAATAAGTGTTTTAAGTAAGTTGATACTTTGGGTAGTGAGTCCGATGGTTCTATAACTTTTACTTGTTTTAGTAGTTTCTTTTACTCCGAATGCTCCCGTTTCTTTATCAGTTACCCAATTAATTGTACCGTCGATCTCTAGCGTTTTATCTTCATAGTTTATATTTTCTCTCTTTATTGCAAGTAGCTCACCGATACGCATGCCATTAGCAATTTGAAACTGTACTATAGCCTTTACCATTTTATAATTACGTTTTCTCGTTGAATGTTTTTTGTGCTTAATTAGGTAATCAAAGCAATTAAGTAACTCTTTAACTTCACTATCTTCTAAATAGTTATTACGTTTGGCTTGTAGTTCGTCCCTAGTTTTAGCCTTTTTAGGAATATCTATTTTATCTAGTACACTTATATCTTGTAGATCGTAATATTTAAACGTATATTTGAAAACAGAACGAATGATAATAACAAGAGACTGAACATGTCCTTTACTATGTATACTAGCCCACTCATTAATAATATCTTGTAGGTATGTATGTGTGATGTTGTTTATCAGCACTTCTTTATCAATAGCATTTTTAACTGTGTTTGTATTACTTAATTTTTCTTTAATGGTTGTAGCCTTTGAACCAGAATGATTTTTATAGTACTCTAACCACTCATCACATGCAGCATGGAAAGTTAGTGACTTAAGTGTAGTAGATGTCTTGTCATTTAGCTTAGCCTCTATACGCTCATTTAAGCGCTTCTGAGCCTCTTTTTGTGACTGCTTACCATTCTTATTAAGTACCACGCTAACACGTCGCCATTTGTTTGTGAGAGGATCTTTGTACTTCTCGTAATAGCGAAATTGTACATCACCATGTTTGTTAGTAAATTTCTCATGCCACATTTTTATCCCTACTTTTTATATTCAAAAATTATTTCTTTATCCTCTTTTTTTATATCTATTTGATAGTTATCCGGAAATTTTATTGAAAAGTTAGTTAGGTTGTTTTTTGTCTCATCAAATTCTATTTCACCAATTTTTACAAATTCCTTGCTTGTATTACTTTGTGGTTTGATTCCTAATAATGATTTTTTTGTTATTAAGAAATCTAAATCAGTGTAATTAACTACTTTCCAATTTTTTCTTATGTGTAATACATTAATTTGTTTATTGGTTTTAGTTAATTCATCTATTGTAAAAATAGGTGTAGCTATATTTGAATTATCAGTATCTTCAAATAGTTTTTCAATTATAAGATCAACATCATTTTTAATTGGGTTTAATCTATTCTCAATAAGACTTGAATATTTAGTTTTAAGGTAACTTTCTATAAGTTCATATATAAATTTTTTGTCTTTTGAATCTAATTGTATGAAAGCTTTAGGTTCTCCGTTAAAAAAATTGAAGTCAGATATCGGCTCTATTTCTTCGAGGTCAAATGAAAAATGGTTATCATTTTTAAATCCAAAAGTAATAGGTGAGTTATGCTGATTTAATAGCCAGTTCAATGAATAGTACGGTTTTGCCACCATTGAATTATTTTCAAACATACCTCGCTCTGTTAATAAAAATTTAACGAATGGATAAGGTTGTACTTTTATTCCGCCTACCAAACAATACATTATGTATTTTTCTGCTACTAATATGTCATATGTTTCTTCTCCACCATAAAGATAAGAAGATAGGTTATATAAGTAATCGCTATTTGGAAAGGTTTTGTTGTTTTCGACCATTGATATATAAGAACTACTAACTTTAAGTTCTTCTGCTGTTTCTTTTACAGATTTCTTTTTGTTTAAGCGTTCATTCTTCAAAAACGTCCCTAAATCATACATTAAGTAAAAAACACCTTTCTTTTTAATTTATACATAGATTATAGCATTTTTAAATTCTCAAGTTAAATAATTATTGACTTTAGACTTAACTTAAGTTAAATTATAAATACAACTTAATTAAAAGGCTTTATGACTAATATATATCGTCTGCAATTAAGTTTAATATTTAAATTTGATTAAGAGGTGATTTAGTGAAAGCTAAGGAAAATTTGTTAAAAAATGAAATATTCTTAAACGGATATTCCATAAAAGAATTTTCAGATAAGGTTAATATTTCTAGAACTTATATGAGTTCAGTAGTAACTAGAAAGAAAGGTTTAAGTCCTCAAAAAGCAAAAGATGTATCTAATGTATTAGGTGTTGAAATTCAAGATATTTTTGAATTTGAAGTTAAGGAGGTTAAATAATGTCTAGAACAAAGTTGCAAGATATACCAACAAAGGAAAATACGATCACTGAACCAAAGCAAGTAGTGGTAAAGCCTATGTTTGCTAAACCCAATACGCTAGCTTGTATATTCGGAATTTCGTACAGTTCAGTAAACCGTATATTGAAAGAATGGGAGAAAGATTCTAAAGGCATTGATGACTTGTATTACTCATTGTCATCAACAATGACGGTCATTAGTATTCCCCGTTTTGAAGAGTACATGAAGAAACGTCATAAAAAATGGATGTAGAAAGGAATGAGAAAAAATGAAAAATTATCTAACGTACATAGGTACGATTTCGTTTATAACATTAGCAAGCGCTCTATTACTCGATGTTTTTGTAGCATCAGCAATATTTATTTTAGCGTCGGCATACGGATTAAATTTGGAGGTGGAATAAGGTGAAAAACAAACAAAACTTAAATAAAAATAATAAATTCAGAGAGGAAAATGAACAAATGAATAAATTAACTAGAGAAGATTACAAAAATATTGATGGTAAATTGAATTATGAGCACATAGTGAATAATAAAAAGCAAAATAGAAAAATATCTAAATTATTACGAAAACGTCGTAACAGAGATATTTCAATTATAAAAAATGAATATCCTAATTTAAGTAAAAGTGAAATTACAAAAGTATTAGATGATTACAGAAATTATAAAGAGTTTGTAAAATCTTCAAATATTTTGATCGACTTTCCTATTAATTATGAAGATTCTAATATTCATAAATTCATTACTAAAGATGATGTTGAAGAATTAAAATGGGCAATCGAAGAAATGACAAGTTTTATTGGGAAGTTGGAGGAATACTAGAATGAAAGATTTAAAATTTCATGTATCAGAATTAAAAAATAGTTTTGTAGATGCTGAGTTAAATTCAAAACTTAATACAGTAATTACGCTTATTGGTGAAGAGATGGCTCGTGGCGAAGAATATAAATCATTACTTGATAAACAAAACAAACCAATGGAATCATATATCGTTAAGGAACATATCAATCACAATTATGTATTAATGGCAGTATTAAACTCAATATTAAAAGATATTGATGCAATTGAAGAAGAGATTAAGAATGAATTTAGCAGTGCGATGGAACAAATAGAAAAAGCGTCATCAGTGAAGTCGGCAAACGGAACTGATAACGCATAATATACAAGTTAACTAAACAAATAACAGGGCAATTAAGAAATTGCGCATATTTATTATAACATCTTTGTCCTTTTGTTTGTATTAAATGGAGGTCAAAAATTGGATTTTCAAAAAGTTAAGTTAAACAATAATTTTAATATTCATATTGTTCAATATAAAAACTTGTATTCAAATTCGTGTAATGGTTCTGATTTATATAATTGGTCAGATTGGTTGAATAAGCTTCAAATACCAATGATTAATGAAAATAAATATAAACGTGGTCTATGCGTATACGGTGATTTTGAAGATATAGAAAAAGACAATCAAAACATTAGTAAATATCGTAGTGATGCTACTTTAATTAACCGAAGTGCAATCACATTAGATTATGATGAAATCAAAGATTTTAGAGGTCTATATGAAGTGCTGAAAGCTAAATTGGAACATGTATCTTGGGCATTTCATACAACGTATTCATATACTGCTGAAAAGCCTCGCATTCGTCTTATAGTACCTTTAAATGAGCCAGTGAGTGCATCAGACTATCGGAAGTATTCAAATGGATTAGCACGTTATATTGGTTATCCAGTAGATGAAGCTAGTTTTGTACCATCACAAGCTATGGCCTTACCAGTTAAAAAATCAAAGGATTCAATTTACATTTTTAAATATAATGACGCACCAGCAATTACCACTGAAGAATTAAACAAGATGGTTGTTAAAAATGCGCCAATAACTGTGGATTATTCAAATCATTTTCATAAACACAATAGTTCATATTGGCGCGAAATTGCATTTGGTGTAGGTGAAGGTGAACGTAACCAAACATTGGCTTCTTTAACAGGGTACCTATTACGTCGTTATGTGGACGCTAATCTTGTTTACGGATTGGTAAGTGCATGGGCGATGACCTGCAGGCCACCAATTGAACAAAAGGAAGTTAATCGTACATTCAAAAGCATTTTGAAGAAAGATAGTAAGAATAAGTAAGGAGGTTTTTATTTGGAAGATGTAACCAAAGAAGAAGTATTTGAGTTGATTGATGAAAATAATTTTTTGGCCAATAGTGATGATTGGCGTAGTAAATTAAGACGATCAGCCACAACACAAGCCCTTAAAAAGACAACTTCAAACGCAGAATTAATTATGGAAAATGATGAAAGTTTAAAAGGGTTAGTACAGTACGATTCCTTTGAAAAAATTACGAAACTGAAGCGTTTACCATATTGGCGTACCAATGATGATAATAATTACTATTGGGCTGATATTGATACAACTCATGTCATTTCTCATATAGATAGATATTATAATGTGCAATTTAGTCGTGACATTATGGATAGTGTCATTGAAAAAGAAGCTTATCATAATAAATTTCATCCTATTAAGTCCATGATTGAATCTAAAACATGGGACGGCAATAAGCGAATCGAAACATTATTTATTGATTATTTAGGTGCAGAAGATAATCACTATAATCGTGAAGTGACTAAAAAATGGATGATGGGTGCGGTTGCTAGAATTTATCATCCTGGTATCAAATATGATTCCATGATTATTTTATATGGTGGGCAAGGTGACGGTAAATCAACGACAGTAAGTAAGTTAGGTGGTCATTGGTATAACCAAAGTTTAAAAACGTTTAAAGGTGATGAATCCTATAAAAAAATACAAGGCTCTTGGTTGTGTGAGATAGAAGAGCTTGCAGCATTTCAAAAATCTACTATTGAAGATATTAAAAGTTTCATTAGTGCGATTGTAGATATTTATAGGGCTTCATATGGTAAACGTATTGAACGACATCCACGCCAATGCATTTTTATAGGTACGACAAATAATTACGAATTTCTAAAAGACCAAACAGGTAATCGTCGTTTCTTTCCTATTACGACAGATAAAAATAAAGCAACTAAAAGTCCTTTTGACGATCTTACACAAGACATTGTTCAACAAATGTTCGCTGAAGCTAAAGTATATTTTGACGAAGATCCAACAGATAAGGCATTGTTACTAGATAAAGAAGCTAGTGAAACAGCTTTGAAAGTCCAAGAAGAGCATTCTGAAAAAGACGTTTTAGTCGGCGAAATTGAAGAATTTCTTGAGCGTCCTATTCCGTCTGACTATTGGTATAGAACATTGGAAGAAAAAAGAATATCTGCTCACGATGTTATAAACCAAGATTATATTAAATTATATGGTGATGGAAAATTAATTGAGTTACCAAACGCAAAACCAGGTGCTTATGTATGGCGTGACAAAGTATGTAGTATGGAAATTTGGAAAGTGATGATGAAACGAGATGACCAACCACAACAACATCATTTAAGAAAGATTGATAAAGCATTAAGAAACACACGTTATTGTGGGCAAACAAAAAGACGATCAAGATTCGGTGAGAGTATAGGGTTACAATATGGTTTTGATATCGAAATGGATTCTTATTATAAAGAATTAAAAACCAAAACGATTGAGTAATGGAACGATGGAACACCTTTGGAACACTTTTGGAACACCTTAAATCCCTTGTGGCAGTAAGTTACATGCTGCAATTGTTCCTGTGTTCCATAAACTTTTACCTAAACTTATAGAAATTTATGTATATATTTTAGAAGAGTAATCTATACATTCACAAAAATATATAAGTGTTGCCTATAAACAGTGGAACACCAGAACAGATAGCTTTAATCCTTTGGGAGAGTAATGATTATGGGACGTTCTGATATTGTCCCATAACACATTATAAATGGAACACTGGAACACCTATACGAAATTTAGGAGGAAGAAAATGAATAAAAATCATTTAAAATCAGAAATTTTAGAATATATAAAATCACACGATGGAACTACTTTTGTAGAAATAGAAAGTGTATTTGAAGAAAATAACTTTAATTATAAAGGTGATGGAGCATATACAAGTGGCCAACATCCAAATATAGTGTTTTGGATTGGATGGAACCAAGAAGCGTTTAATATAATTGCCGAACTTAAACGAGATGGATTAATTGAGATGGATATTTGTCCACCAATTATTTATCTAGTTGATGGTAAAGGGTTGGACTTACCGATAGTGAAGTCTAAATATATTAAAACAGATCATTGGTTGCCTGTTGCATTTAATATTTGTAAGAAAGAAATGGGGTGCGTCTAATATGAACATAGAAATAATCGCAAATCAATTTGAAACAAGAGCAGGCACGTTATTAAGATATTACACAGGTTTATTAGAAAGTAGCAAAAAGACACCGTTTGGATTCAAAATATATAACGATCCGTTTGATATGGTGTATGTGGTCATGGAAGGTAATTTGTACGGTCATATCTACATCAAAGATTGTAATGTTAGAAAAGCGTTTGAATTAGCGTCTCCTAAGCACACTGAAGGGCTTATAAGAAGTATTGAGGGGCATTATGCAGGTTATGACGTAGATGATGATAGACACATCTCTATTAGCGATATGATGGCGTCTAGACTGTTTGAAGATGAGTATTTCTTATATGGACTGCAGACATTCGCAGAATCAAATAACAGTGATGTGTTCGAGTATATGGAAAAGGGTTTTGACGCAGGTTCAGTTGAGGGCGTTCAGTCTAGTAATGCAGATGTGATTGGTAACATTGAATTAATGTACCAGTTAGCGACAGGGATTAATGAACCAGCAACAGAATTAATCGAGGGATTGAAGTTGGTAACTGAGTTTGTGCAAGACGAGAACGCTACACAAGACGATTACAAGGCGTTAGAACGTAAGTTAAGTGAATTGAAAGCAACTTATTATAGTTTGAATAAGTAGTGTTAAGAGGGGTCACATATGTTGTGTGGCTCCTATATAAAAATAGGAAAGGTTTTATGAAGGTATGAAAAAATAGCAGAGTTCAAATTTGGGCTTTGATAAAAAACTAAAAAAAGCTAAGTATTCAAAATTTCATAAGGGGCAAAACTACACTCTTGAATAGAACGTTTGTTCTTATTAGGGAGTTTGTGAAAGTGTGTGAATATCATCTGAAATAGTTGTATTATCAACGTTTGTATTGAATGATAAGAAATTATTGAAATTAACGAAAACAAGAACATAAGTTTGCGCTTTGAGTGTAAATTTAGTATAATAGAGTTAAGGAGAAAAGTTGCAGAACAAAAGAAATCATGTGTAAGAATCATTAAAAATTAGGGGACAACAAATACTAATATATAAGAGGTTTTGACATGATAAAAACGATAGAAAAACAGGTGGCTCAACCACCAACCGAATATTTAAGAGTTTATGATATTATTCAAAACTCAAATGAAAAGTATGTAACTAAGACTAAGATATTGAATCAACTAGGTTACACCCTAAATAAAGTTAATGATAGATGGCTTACACAAGTTATTACTAGTTTAATTATTAACTATCAATATCCAGTAGGTTATAGCTATAAGAAAGATGCTAGGGGCTATTACATCATTAGAAGTAAAGAAGATAAACAACAAGCAATTTATAGTGTTAAACGCCAAGTATTAGGTGCGCAGACGCGTTTAAAAGCGTTAGAAGAAATAGAAATACAAAATTAAAACGAAAGAGGTATAAGTATATGACAATGAAAACTGGAAGTGCATATGATGTATTATTTAACGATAGAAAATATAAGGATTTATTAGATAAAGTAGATCAATTTTTAGAAGAAACGTTTATTATGTACCAACGTGGCTATAGAATGGATATCATTGATGAACAACAAAAACCGAAAGTAACTCAAATTGAAAATGAGTTTAAACAGTTTGCTAGTGACAAATTAAAACGTATTGAAGCACGTATGGATGAAATCGAAGAAGAGTTAACAAAAGATGATGTGGCAGACCCACAATCTGAATTAATTAGACGTCAAAATTTAGAAGCGAGATTATCATTCTACAGTAATTCAGAAATTATGGATTACATTAGAGGGGCAGACGCAGAAAAAACAGATGTATTTGAATTAAGTTTGCTACAAAAAGCATTTGACCAACGTTTATCTGAAAGCGAACAAAGTCAAGTGTCATTCTCCTTAACAGCATTAAAACAAGCCGTGTTATATCCGTTTGAGAACAATGAAGAACATGACAATCTAGCTTACCAGTTTAATGTGTTGAGACAAATTGGCATGGCAAATAATGGTTCAGTTATCACAAAAGATGATGAGGGTTACGTGGTCATTAAGCCTTTAGCAGATAGATACAATGACCAATTGAAATATGCTAAAGCTAAAAAAGATGGTGCAAGACAACAAGCTCAATATAAAAAACAATACGTTTATAACAAATAAAACCAACTAGCGCCTATCCTTAATTGGGTAGGCTCATTCTATATTATTGGGGGTATTATCGTGCAGGAACATACTAATGAATCATATCAACAATCAAAGATATCTGAATATGAATTATTAACAAAATATAATCCTAAATACATTAATTCTAAAATTAAAACGGCACAGTCACATATAGATGAGATGTATCATTTAAGTACCTCAATAACTACATGCGATGATATTATGGGAGTTATTTCTGTATCTTATCCAGTTGATAAGCTCGTGATATGGATTAGTGAAACAAAAGGTAATTTGAAACGCTTTAAAGATGATTCAGCAATCCGATTATATTTATTAAAGCAGGTGCTTAATACTTATACGAAAGAAGAACAACAGCAGGTGGTTAAATACATGCAATCACATGGTCGTATCAAAGAACACAAGCTCATTGAACGTTTGCAGGTAGATTTATACAACATTAGTCATGATAAGCCTTTAACAAAGGCTAGTGAGCCACAACATACAATGGTGGTGTGATTATGTTTGTTGGTGATAAGGAGACACTGAAAGACTTTATATTAAACTACCATAATAATTTGAATGATGATTATAAGGATGTATCAGCTAATGAATTCTTTACGTTAAATGATGATGTAGAGGAATATTCATATCAAACAATTAATGCAGATGAACATATATTTATGAATGAGCTATATTCATTAGTTGACCAAATAGCTACTGATAAAGAGTATTTTATTTTCGACATGTTATTAAGTGGACGTAGTTATAAAGAGATAAGCCAAGTGTTGAAATGTTCAATAGAATCAATAAGAAAATGGTTTGATAATTTATTAGATGAAATTATAGAAAATAAGGAGTGATTCAATGGACAAACTAACGCCTAAACAAGAGCGTTTTGCAAATGAATATATGAAGACACTTAACGTTACTCAAAGTGCTATAAATGCTGGTTATAGCTCAAATAGCGCACACGTAACAGGTAGCAGACTATTGCGCAATGAGAAAGTAAAAGACTATATTCAAAGCAAGAAAGATGAGATTATAGACGATACAATTTTAACAGCAAAAGAAACGTTGTACCTACTTACGAAATCAGCTGTTGGTGATGAAACTGAAACTAAGGAAGTTGTGGTTAAGAAAAGCTCATTTGAGCGCAACCCAGATACAGGACGTATGAATCTTGTATACAATGAGCATGTGGAAACAGTAGAAGTACCAATTAAGCCAAGTGATCGTTTGAAAGCTCGTGATTTGCTCGGTAGGTATCACAGTATATTTACTGATAAAGTAGATATGAATGTGGCGACACCAATATTTATAGATAGTATCGGTCAAGACGATGAAGAGAATGAGCGAGATTTAAAAGAATTGGAAAATAATATCTAAATAGTGAGATTTAAGAAGGGATATATCTACTTATCTATGTTTAATACTTAAAAAAATGGCTATATTAATGTAAGAGTTATGCATTTGTATAACTTGAAACACTCAAAAAACTATAGTTTTTACTACACTTATTTAAGATATGGTATTTATCTTCTATTTATTAAATAATTATTTTCCTTTAGATTTTCACCCAATCTCTTGTTATTAGAAAAGCTTTCGTTAACCATATCTTAATAAGGTAGTTTTTTATTTTTGTAAAATGCTTCATTTGGGGTTATATTTATAAGAAGTTAATGTTAGATTAATATTAGTGAGATATTAATTACGTTCTCACGAGGCATTCTATCATCATTATTAGTTTTCTTTCGAAAGATAGTCCTAGTGGCTATCTTTTTGTATTGTGAAAATCTTTGTAAGTGTGTTACAATCTATGTCTAAAATCAAAACTTTTTACATCTAAAGTACTCAAAATTGAGTACTTTAGTTTCAAACTAAAGTTACGTAAATAAAATAGTAAATTTTTGCATTTTAGAGTTCAATATTATATTATATTATATATATTAGTAATTGATAACCTCATATATTCGTTACTATTTAAGAACAGTTTATTTAACTGTTCTTATTTTTATGGTATTATATACAATACATGCAACCCTTTGTAGAAAGCTATAAAAAATCCCTGACTAATTTACTTATGCATGTCACTGGGTAAATTTGACATACTTTTTAACTAAGAGTCATTGACCGTATCAGTTATGATACGGTTTTTTTATGAAATGATTGTCAAAAAAATGTAAATTAATTTGGTTCCGTCGTTAGTAAAAAAATGATACATTGAAATTAGGAATATAAATACTACAAAAAACTGTAGTGGTTTTGCTTTGAATTATTCCCTCTTGTTTCTATTTGTATAAAAGGCAATCACTATGATTGCCTTTATTTATTTAAACAGTATATTAAAATTTGTGTTTATGTATGATAATATGTTATATTTTAACTATCACATGAAATGAGCACTCATTAAATATCTTTTATATACTTACAACCACGTTCATTATGATCGTGGTTTTTTATTAGTAGAAATGTTATGATTAGTTACGGAGTTCCCCAACTCCATTATTGCTTACGCATTTAAATATCTTTTCGCCACACTCTATATTGAGTGTGGTTTTCTGTATTGAATAAGAATTGTAATGATTGAATCAACTGAATTTAAATAATAGTACAATAATAACCGTCGTACATATTGCATATAAAATAGTCCATAATGTGTAAATTATCTTATGATGGTGGTCTGTTAAATTAAGTAACATGTATAGATAATAAGAGAACAGCAAAAGACAAATAAAACAGAGTACATATAGGCATACTATGACAAAGGTCAATGCACCATCACCTCACTAAAAATTCATATATTTTTAGTTTAACAGATATTTTAATTTATTTAGTGAATACTATGTTTAAAATATAAATTTCTAGGTATTATATAATCGTCCAACTTTTTTTATTTATGTTTTTTGCGCTACATCTTATAGGTGTAGTGCTTTTTAATGTGAGAAATCTATTGTGTTGCAATGGAGGAACGAGTTCGTATGACTAAATATGTTTAAAATATAAGAAATCGGTTAGACAATGGTAGAGTCAATGGAGCCAGTTGGCTCTATCCCTTTGTATAATATTCATGAAAACCCTAACGCCACTTTAATTAGAGGTGTTTTTTATGTTTAAATTATTAGAAACCGGTTATACATATAATAGATTTTAAGCAAATCTATTTTCATTCAAATCTCCATTGTTTTACTTAGCTTAACTAGGTTATGCCACATCTTTTTTAAGGTGTGGTATTTTTATGTTTAAATTATTAGAAATCGGTTATAATATCTGTAGAGCTGGTCACTCGTTTTTAAGATCTTCAATATTTTTTTCAATCTTTAAAGAATACCATATCTATTTAAATAGGTATGGTATTTTTTATGTTCTGAGAAACGTCCTGTGTTACAGTGGCAAATATTATTTCGTAACTATACTATGTGTGTTAATGGTAAATGAATTTGGCGTCATGAAATGCAAGATCAGTATAATTAGTAAATTTAATTATGAAATAGCAGAAGATTAAAGCAAGTTAAAGAAAATGATCTTGGCATGGTGAGTGATCAAATTGATTAAAGTCAGTAAATTTAAACAGAACTCAAGTAACTAAATTTATAAAAGTTAGTGAAGAACTTTCTGATGATTCCACGTGGAATCAAACAATTTTAAGGGCAAAAAAAAGGGCATAATTTTGAAACAAAGAGCAAGAGTATGAACTTTAATTTAATGATGGCATAGCTATATATACTGATTTATAGGCGTTTTGATAGTGGGTGAAATGTTATAAAATGTAGATATATAAAAGAAGAACAATAATATATAGTTTATTGTCGGAACCTTGTAGGCTCAACCTATGAGGTTCTTTTTTGTTTTCAAAAACTTCATGGGGGATATACAGTATATAAATAATGTGAATCTGAAGGCTTTGAAATTTTTCCATGTGTGGTGTTGCTTAGTCATTTTTGTTAACCTTAGAGTATACATAATAATTTATTGATATTTACGGGGTGATGGGTAATCAATTCTAAGGTGAATGAAGCAATTAAAGGTGTATGTATTAATTTAATGATTACATTTGCAATTGGTATAGCAATTACTTATTTTAACTTTGATTACGGTATTGATAATGCCTTTTTTCATTTTTTAGAAAAAATTAGCGTTGTAAAGTTCTTTGACAATCATTCTGCGAATACTGCAGTGACGTTAGGACTATTGTTAACAGCATATGAAGTCATTGATACATTATTTTTAGAGGATGATGAAGAGGATGAAACAGAGCAATCTATAAACAAAAAATAAATCACGAATAAAAAGAAAAGCTATGGCTGAAACTGATTGAATGTCAGAGCCATAGCTTTTCTTAATTGTTGTTATTAATACGGCCTAATAAAAATGAAGTTATACTACTTAAAATAATTAATATAATAAGAAAAGAAAGTAGATAAATTTGATTGCTTTCGACATGAAAGCCCATCTCAAATTGACCATGTAAATGACCATTAATATAAAAATTGAGTGTAATAATGGTCAGAATTAAAATAATAGATATCGCACTTAATAAATCGAAACCTATTTTAAAAATGAAAAATTTATTTTTATTTGCGTTCAAGATGATACAACCTTTCATATTCTTAGAAAATAATAAGTCGGTACCATCCCATTTGTTTATTGTGCATTCCTTATTGAATGAATTGCAATTAGAAATTTTAAACGAATGGTTAATAATTATCAATATATAA